TTAAAATGACAGGGTTGCCGGTTGAATCGTGGTGAAATCCTCCTGACCGGCAAACAGAAAGGAGAAATCGCTCTCGCATACCCGTTTTACCGCCGGATGCTGGATCATCCGTTCAGCGAAGATGACGTAGTACTCCTCCATCAGATCCTGGGTCTCCCCCAGCAGCATCACCTCCTCCCCTTCCAGGATCTCCTCCCGATAGATGGTAGGAGCCATGAAGATGCCCTGGTTGAAGAAGCCGAATGCCTTCATCAGGGCCGCATCGTCAAACTCGCCGAGGATGCTGGGCGATACGCCCTGCTGCTCGAACCACTGGGTCAGCTGGCGACCCATGGCGGTGCGCCGGCCCGGGATCAACAGCTTGCGCTCCTCCAGACAAGCGGGAAAAGGGAGCGACGGCAGTGGCGCCTTGCAGAAGAAGCTGACCCCGCAGCCACCGAGCCGCTTGGAGAGCAGGCCGGCGTGCTGGCTGGAGTCCACCGGGCAGTCCGACAGGATCATGTCGAGCTTGTGCTCGCTCAGCTGTTCCAGCAGCAACTCGTGGGTCGATTCGAAGCAGCGCAGGTGGATGGAACCGTCGTTGGGGATGACGGAGAGCAGTACCCGGCTGGCAAGGCGTTTGGAGAGCGCATCGGCGATGCCGACGTCAAACAGGATCTGGCTCTCCTTGCGGTAGTTGACGATATCCAGCATCTCGTAGGAGAGGCTGAACATCTTGTCGGCATAGCGAAACACCAGCTGACCCAGCTCGGTCGCCTCGAGGGAGCGCCCTTTGCGCATCAACAGCTTGCCGCCCAGGCGCTGCTCCAGCAGCTTGATCTGGCCGGTGACGGTTTGCGGGGTCAAGAAGAGGGCTTCCGCCGCTTGCGTGACGGAGCCCTTCTTCTGAGTCATCCAAAAATAGTAGAGGTGATTGTAGTTAAGGTGTGACATCCAGTGAAAACCCCATATCAATCAACAAGGTTAAAGGTTAATAATGTCCATCATTGGACTATAAACCTAAACTACGTCGCCACTTTGTCGCCACTTTTCCAGAGGGTTAAGGCGGGCGGCATCTTCAAGGTGATCGGGCGCAAAGTGGGCATAGCGCATTGTGTCTCTGATGTTGGCATGCCCGAGAATTTTCTGTAGCACTAGAATGTTGCCGCCGTTCATCATGAAGTGGCTGGCGAAGGTATGCCGCAGTACATGGGTGAGTTGCCCATCTGGTAAATCTATTCCCGTCGTTTTCAGCACCCGTCCGAAATCCAGGTAGCAGGGGGTGAATAGCCGCCCGCTTTTATCTCCGGTCATCAGTTCACCGTAAAGCGCCTGGCTGATCGGGACTGTCCGGTTTTTCTTGCCTTTGGTGTTGGTATAGGTGATGCGGAACGGCGTCACCTGCGAAGTCGTCAGCGCCTCGGCTTCTCGCCAGCGGGCCCCTGTCGCCAAGCAGATCTTGATGATGAGCACCAGGTCAGGGTTGTGGTATTGCTGGGCAGCATGAAGCAACTCGGCAATCTGGGCCGGTTGTAAGAAGGTCATTTCAGTGTCGGGGGTCTTGATGCTCATCGTCGTTTGCAGCGGGTGGGCATGCTGCCACTCGCCCAACCGAATCAGCTCCCCAAACACAGCCTTGAGAAAGGCCAGTTCCTGATTGACCGTTCGGGCGGTGATCGCCTTCTTGGTCCCCACGTTCCAACCGTTGTCGATCTCCCCGGCCATCCGTTTGGCCCGATAGTGCGCCCACATCGAGGGAGTGATGTCGATCGCCTTGGGGTTGCCCATGCCGTTGCAGATGATCTGCAGCTTGGCCAGCCTGACCTGATTGCGCTTGAGGGTTTGCCCATGAAGCTTGTACCAGAGATCGATCAGCTCCTGCAGGGTGCGATGTTCTTTCGTCTCTTTCCCAAGCCAGGGCTTGGACTGATGCTCATCGAGGATGAACCTTTCCCAAGCCTGAGCCTCTCCCTTGGTGACAAAGCGCTTGCGCTTGCGGGGGCCTAAACGACCTTGAGGGTAAACCTCAACCAGCCATGAGCCATCGGAGAGTTTGCGAACGGTCATTTTTTGCTGGTCATCACCTTAACCAACTGGGGCAGCTTTACTTTGTTGTAATACACATCGTTCTCAAATTGGTCTGTCCAGAAGTCATCTTGGTCAACCAGCTCACTCATGCTCTTTATTTTCATAAAGCGGCTGATGTCCTGCATCGCCTGCTGCCGTGTTTTGGTCACGGTCAGTTTGATGTCGTTGAGCAAGGTGGGCCGCTTGTGGTTGCCATCAAGGATAATCTGGGCAGGTATGGCTGTTACCGTCACCTTCTCTGCGTTTGTATTGATAAAGGTTCGGTAAACCCCATACACCAACGCACGCTGATTGCTGGCCTGGACTGTATCGGCTAAATCGTTCGGCACCGTCAGTGCTGAAACCCGGATGTGAAGAGGAGACTTGGAGATCAGCTCATAGCCGTTTTTCTCCTTCGTAAAATCACCGAACTCTTCCATCATCTGATCTACAGACTTAAATTTTTCAGGTGCTGCTTGTGCACCTACAGCGGCAAGCAACAGACAAGCAGTGAAAATTGCTTTCATCGGTTTCATCGGTTCATCCTTAAAATTTCTTGCCAGCCCAGACCACTCGGCCAACCACATGCAGGTCTGCCCGTTGTTCTTTGGTGAATTCCCAAGACTGATAGGTGGGGTTATCGCTGACCACCTTCACGTCACCCAGGGGCGAGAACTGCAGGCGCTTCACGAACAGCCCGCCTTCCATCCGAATCACATGCAGCCCATCCCTCGGCGCATCGCCGTTGGCCATGTGCAGCAAGATGATGTCGTTATCAGAGATGGTGGGCTCCATGCTGTCGCCCTTCGCCCGGATCACAGCCAGCCGATCGGGCTTTAACCCTTCCTTTCTCAGCCACTCGGTACGGAACGCCATCGGCTCGGATTTCTGCTCATCGCTGACAAACTGGCCATGTCCGGCAGACGCAAATACCTGGTAGCTGTCGATGAAGGTGAAGTCGTCATTGGAACCCATCAGGGGGCTTGGGGCGGTTTCGATCCTCGGAGCCTGGGGCTGATAGTCGGCCGCCACTTCTCGGGCTTCTTGAACGGATTGACCTGATGAGGGGATGGCGGTTGCGCCAGCCAGGATGCGCTCCCAGTCATCACCACAGGCCAACCACCTGAGATCAACGCCAGTTGCGACGGCAATCGCAACCAGTCGCTCCACATTGGGCTGCGCGTCCATCTGTTCATACTTATAGATTGACGAGTCAGCCATCCCTACGCGAATAGCCAGAGAGCGTCTTGATTCCTCGCCCCTGACCTCGATCAGCCTCTTTGCGAACCCAGCGGAGTCGAACGAGCCAACTTTAAATCCTTCCATAAGAAAATCACCATTGGCAAAAAATGGAGAATATGGGGTTGACGACCTTGACAAATCGCACAACCAGCTCCATCATCACTCTGCAATAAGGCAGAGAAAGGAGAGTTTCTCGGCTTTATTTTAGAGTTGATAACGTCAAACAAAGGCGTATTAGCCGAAAAAATAGAGAGAAGGTTTCCATCATGACACAAATGCAAACAGCATTCACCTTTCCGGTCTGCTCCAAAGAGAAGTTCGCCGAGATGACCGGTTTCACCGAGGACTACGTCCAATCGATGATCGAGGCAGGACGTCTTCCTATCCTGCCGAAAACCGGACTGCGCCAAAAAGTGGTCATCAACCTCGAAGCGCTGCGGATGGAATGCCATCAAGCAGCACTCATATCTCGTTGAGTCTCGTTTATTCACGGAGATACGACCATGTTTAAACAGACCGCAACCAAACAGCAGCACTATGAGGCAGCTTGCGCACTTTTCGCTGCACGCTACTCCATAGCTGATATCGCCAGAGAGTCAGGCATCGGTGAGCAGATGCTGCGCAACAAGCTGAACCCAGACCAGCCACATCAACTGACCGCTCGTGACTTGGTAGCCATCTACCTAGCCACCGGCGACGACACCCTGTTTGATGGCCTGCTGTTTGACTGCGGCCTGACTGCCGTTCGCCTGCCGGGGGCAGCCCAGGTTGCGCCAGAGGCCCGCGCCCAACAGGCGCTCAACGCCAGTGCCCAGATCCTGGGCGTCACTGCCCAAGCCACCACCATTCTCGCCGGTGACCGCGTCACCAAGAACAACCGAAACACCGTCGTCACCGGCATCTGGGCTGGCATCGAGCACCTTGTGCTGCTGGCAACCGAAGTCGAAGACCGCTTTCACGCCGTCCCTGGTCTTGCGTGTGCTGCCGACATGGCCCGCGCAGCCCTCGGCGCATAGGAGACCAAGACCATGAGATTTCCGTGCCCACATTGTGGTTCACGAAGTGCGATTCGCAGCACCAACCGCATGAGCCCACTCACTGGGATCCTGCGCTGCCGCTGCAACAACGACGACTGCGGGTTTGTGTTTCAGGTCGGCGTCGAGGTGACGGGGTATTACGTCGCCAGCGCCACCCCAAACCCCGCCATCAACCTGCAAAAGCTCAATGGCGTGGGTCGCCACTGGGAACCGGGGGTGAATTTCAAGGATGTCGCCCCCGTACGCTCAACCATCCGCCCATTCAAAGCGGTTGAAGAAGCACGCAACAAAGCCAAGGAGGAAGCATGAAACTGCGCGCCGAGCAGCCGGACCTGATCCCGCTGCCGTTTTTGTTGCTCACCCGCGCCACCGTCGTCACCGACAACGACGAACCGGTGATGCGCAACACCACCCGCACTGATGGCAGCTATCTGGAAGACCAGCGCGGCCGCCGCGGTGCGCTGCGCTTCAAGCCAGCTTGCCAGCCGCGCCGCTACTGGCTGGTCAGGCTGCTGCAGGCATAACCGGAGGGCCACCCCATGAACACCGCCAAGGTTTTAGAGCTCGTTCAGCAGCCCAGCGCCAAAGACAAGGCGCTGGCAGAGATGCGCGGCCTGTTTGGCCGCAATGGGGCGGCCAGCCGCTGGTCACGCCTGTCTACCAAGGCCCGCGCCGTCATCTGCTACGCGGCCGGGGTGTCGACTACCCAAGCCGGGCGCGAGCTGGACCAGTTCGACTTTGAACAGCAAGAGGCCATCCGCCTCGCCTTGGGCGAGCTGCTGGCCACCTTGCACGAATTTGATGGCGGTGTGCTGCACCGCCGCGAATGGCACCGCACCGCTACCCGCTGCAACGAACCGACCCGCAGCGAGCTGGAGCAAGCAGCCCATGAAGAGAAGCGCCGGGCCGAGCTCAACGAGCAGGCCGGCATATTGGAAAGCCGCAGAGCGGTGATGAAGAAGGTGGCCGGGAACGGCCAATAAAAAACCCCGCTATCGGTGTTGGCGCACCAGCGGGGCTTTCAATCAATCAGCGAGGGTTACCTCATGAACAATAGTACAGCAGAACAGGCGATCCGCAAAGTCGCCAACTCCTTGATAAATACCCACCGCCCCCAGCTGGGGGCATGCCATAGCACCGCCGTCGCGGCGAGCCTGGAAGCACTGGCAGAACTGGCCGACGAGTTGAGCCTGCTCGACATCTACGCCGAGCTGACCAAACGCCTCGAGATCCTGCGCGGTGGCCAGCGGCCCCACATCATCGGCGTGGACATGGCCAGCGGCCCAGACAGTACCGCGATATTCCAGCCGCCCTTCGCCCATGAGCTGCAAGGGGGTGCCCAATGATCGCCATCACCGCCAAGCACACCGCCCCATCACCGGCCGCCGCCGTCGCCTACCTGGTGCGCCACGGCTACATCAACGTCAAAAACTGCTGGCTGCGTGGCCAGCGCCAAGCCGCCCGCATCGAGCCGCTGCCGTCTGGCCGCGTCCGTGTTCTGGAAGGAGTAGCTGCATGAGCAACACCATCATGACCCTCGCCTGCTTGAAGCAGTGGATAGCTGAGAACGAAGCGCGCCTGGTGCCGACCGCCCCGCTCTGCTGCTGCGGCGAACTGGGGATCTCCATCCGTATCGAGGCAGGCCATGTCGCCATCGATGAGCCGGATTTCAGCGACATGGAAGGGGGTGCCCTGTGATTGATGACCTGTTCGAACTGGAGCCGCCGATCGACGAGCTGGGTGGCGCCGAATCTGGCCCGGCCCACATGCAGCCGCCGGCACCGGTCAGCCAGCTGACCAAGCACTGGGAAGTCGCCCAAGAAGAGTTCAACACCTCGGGCAGCGATGCCAGCCGAAACCGCAATATCGCCCAGGAGCTGCTGGCCCTTGGCGCCATCCGCGCCGTGTACTGGCTTGCGCTGGGCAGCAACGAGGTTGCGCTGGCCAAAGAGATTGCCGAGTGGTGGGCAGAGTGCGAACCACTCCACGGACTGGGGGAGACCATCAAATGACCACGCCAAGACAAGAAGAGTGCACCACTGAAATGGTGTATGGCGCCGATAACGCCGCCCTGAAACTCATCTTCCAGGTAAAGAAAGAAGCCCTTCGCCAGTTTCAGAACCAGCTGATCGCCCTGCGCAAGGAGCAAAAGCCGAGCACGAATGTTGCCGCCGTCCGCTCCTTGTTGTTTGCCTGCCGCGAAGAACGGGCTGGTGCCAATTTTGCGTTCGAGCAAATCGAAAGCAACGAGCGGTTCATAGAGGAAATGCGTCAGCTCTGGGAGAGCTGCCCATTCAGCATGCCGGAGGAGATCATCCAATGAGCCACCAACAACTGATCGACCAGTGGGTCGACAAAATGCTGAACGCCGAAGCACGACTGCACGGCCTGCAGCTTGACCTGGTAGACCTGCGCGCAGATGGCCCCCATGGCCAGCGCACGCCGGCCAGAACCCATCTGACCTTGTGCCGCCAAGCACGCCAGGCCGCCCGTCAGGCATCAAGCAATATCCAGTCGCTCTACACCGGAGGCGCCATCTAATGACTCACCAGAAACCAGCCGGGCTTGCCCCGGCTTTGGGCGTCGTGCGCCCTGCAAACAGCCCAGCACCATCGCAAATGGTCACCCTGGAGCCCTGCACCAAGTGCCGCCAGATGGCTGTTTGCCTGCCGGTCACCGGCCGACACGGTCGCCGCGCCTATCCCTACTGCGTCGAAACCTGCTGGCCACTGGCCCGCGCCGCCAGCGAAACCGTGGTGAAACAGGAAGCCGCCCGCATTTCGATGCGCTGCAGCTGCTGCGGCGAGTTCGGCCATGTACGCCCGGTCATACTGGCCGGCCACCGCCTCACCAGCCTCTCTTTCTGCGAGGCCACCTGCTGGTCTGATCGGCTGGCCGACATGGAGCTGGTGCCGACCTGCAGCGACTGCGGCCGCTACCTGCAGCCCAACGAGTATGCAGACCGTAAATGCGGGGTGTGCAAATGATGGAACAAGTCAAAAGTAATTTTGCAGCTGCACCAGCACTGCACATCAGCGACATCGGAGCCAAGATTGCCGAGGTAGAGAAGGCTTACCGTGGTTACTGCGATGAATACGGCATTACCGATCACCAGGTCATCGTCAACAACTCCGGCGGCAAGGACAGCGGCGCCACAGAGTTGCTGGCCAGAGCCATCTTCGGCGACAACTATCGCTCGGTAGCGGCCGATACCGGCAACGAGCACTCGATCACCCTGCAGCATCTGAAAACCCTGCATCTGCAACGGGGTGGCACTCCGGTCGAGATTGTATCGGCAGACTACCCACAGGAGCTGTTCGACCAGCGTAGGGAAACAATCAGCAAGGAGTGGCGGAGAAAACAGATCGTTCGCGCTGGTGCATATCGAGGAATCGTCATGCCATCGCTGGCCAGTGCCGATACGGCGTTTGCTGAGCTATGGCGCAATCGAGCCAAGGCGCTCGGTTGGGGTGAGTTCGACACTCCGCTTGATGCAGCTCTATCGGCGCTGCATCGCTCCGGCAATCCTTTCCTGGATATGGCGCTGATCCACGGCGGATTTCCCCTTGGTCGCCAGCGATTCTGCACTGACGAGCTTAAGCTGGCGGTGGTTTTCGATAAGGTGCTCACACCACTCCTTAATGCCAATCGCGATGTTGTTCAATGGTCAGGTGTCAGGGCCGCAGAGTCAGAAAAGCGTGCGGGATATGAGCGTTTTTCAGAAGACACCCGCGACGAGTCAGGCCATCTGTTTAATTTTCTGCCGATCCATCAGTGGTCTGCCGCCGATGTATTTGCCCTCTATCGCTATTTTGGAATCAAGCCAAACCCACTCTACTCACAAGGTATGGGGCGGGTCGGATGCATGCCATGCATCTTGGTTGAGAAGAATGAATTGGCTGAGGTTGCAGTACGTTGGCCGGAAGAGATTGAACGGGTTGCAAGGTGGGAACAGCAGGTTGCTATGGTGTCTCGCTGGATACACTGGATGGTCATTGGCCATATCAACCGCAGAAAATTCAAGCCAACGAAAGCAGTGCTTGAGGTTGCGCCATTTGAAGTAAACAGCAGAGTTGCTGCGCGTCGTAAAAAAGCAGGGCTTTCGTGGTCAGACAAGGACGTCATCAATGGCGTGGTCAGCAAGGTAACAAGGAACACGCCATTCAAGCTGAGCATCAACGGAAGGCTACCACATCGTTCATTCGTTATTGATGTCGAGGCCTACAAGGGCACCTGCATGCTCGGACCACGTGGCAACGTCATCGGTGGGTCTGTCTATGACGCCGTCGAGTGGTCGCGCACAGGTCGTGGTGGCAAAACCTATGACCTGGTCACCAGAGCGATCGACGTCGAGGTGTGCAGCAGCAAATACGGCCTGTGTGGGTGAGGTGATGAACATGAATTATTCCATCACCAACCTGCACGGTATCCAGCTACCCCAGCACTACCTGGTCGGGCACCATGCCATCAACATGGCCGGCGCAGCGGAACAGCTGGCCCGCATCGAGTGGCACGTTGCCAAGCCGCTGGCCAAGCACTACCTGCACCGTTACCCGGCCAACCACAAGACCGCCAATATCTGGCTGCGCCGGATGGTGGATGCCTGCGCCGCCGCTCAAAGCCGGTTCCCGATCCCGGTGATCCACTTGCGCAACGACGTGCGCCGCGAGCTGGTCGCCGCCGAGTGGGCCCGTCGCTGCCAGACCTTGCTGAACAATGGTACCGAACATGAATGGGATGCCGCCAAGCTGCTTAGAGATCTGGGCTCGCAAGCGCAGGCCTGGCACTTCTGCCCACCCCTGCCGACCGACCCCCGCCACTCAGCCATAAAACTGCTTCGCCGCCAGCTGACTGACGAAGAGCGGGCGGATATGGATCCAGCCGTTGAGAAGTTCGAAGGGGCCGCCGCCAGCCTGCTGGTGCGCCTGCTCGATGAGTCCTGGTGGCAGCGCAAAATCAACCGCGCCTGGGCCATCTACTGCGAGCTGATCGCCATCCTCACCGGCCAGGTGCGCAAAGGGGTCAGCCCCTACGCCAGCGCCCATGCGGTGCGCGAGTTCACCCAGCGCAAGGCCGCCCAGCGGGCATGGATGGCGAGCATGAGCGCCGTCAATGAAGAGCTGGGGCAAGAGATTGACCTGGCTGACGCCATCATGGCATCCGTGGCCAACCCGGAGATCCGCCGTCATGAGCTGATGGTGCGCATGCGGGGGTTTGATGATCTGGCTGCTGAACAGGGCAAAGTGAGCCTGTTTCTGACCCTGACCGCCCCATCCTGCTATCACGCTTGGCGCCAGGGCAGCAAAGACAAGTCGAAGACCTACCAGAACGACAAGTTCAACGGCGCCACCCCGACCGAGACCAACCGCCTGCTGTGCAAACAGTGGGCCCGCTTTCGGGCAGCTCTGGCCCGTGAGGGGATCATGGCATTCGGCTTTCGGGTGGTAGAGCCGCACCACGACGGCACCCCGCACTGGCACTGCTTGCTGTTCATCAATCCGGAGCATCAGCAAGTCTTCCTGACCCTGTTGGCTTACCACTTTACCGATGCAGAGCGCAGCGAATTGAAGATGCCAAACGGCGATCTGCTCGACCAGCTTGATGAGATGAAAATCCGCAACAAGTTCCCCCGTATCAAGTGGCTGCTGGATGTGAACGACAAGGCCGTGATCAAGGCCATCAGCCCAAGAGTGAACTGGAAGGAAATGGACCCTGCTAAGGGTAGCGCCACAGGCTATATCGCCAAATACATCGCCAAAAACATCGACGGACACAAGGTCGGGATGGACTACGAGGCAGAAGCCCCCGTCGACCACACCACCATCGCCGTGGCGGCCTGGGCCAGCTGCTGGCGAATCCGTCAGTTTCAGCAGATCGGCGGCCCTGCCGTGAGCGTGTGGCGCGAGCTGCGCCGCCTGGGGGACGAGGTGATCGAGTGGGATTGCATCCTGGAAGCCGCCCGCACCGCCGCCGACAACAACCGCTGGGGCGACTTCATCGACGCTATGGGCGGCATCGACCTGCCCCGCAAGGAGCACCTGATCCGCCTCTCCAAGCGCCTTGATGAAGCCGCCAACAAATACGGCGAGGACGTCCTCAAGCTGATGGGGGTGATCACCGACATCGGCCAGACCACAGCCGTCACCCGCACCGAGGGCTGGCAGATAGTGCGCAAGGGCGTCACCGGGTCGGGTTTGGGCGAGCAGCGCGAGCCTGCAGTGGGCGAGCGCAGCGAGTTGCCCTCAGGCGGCGGCAGCCGCCCCCCTCGGAGTTCTGTCAATAACTGTACGAAAGGATCCAAATCGGGGGTTGAAGGATCCGCTCTGGCTAAAGAGCTGGCCCGAATGGGTCTTGATGTCAGTAACGAAGACCTGCTGCTGCAGGGCTGCATCATCAACGCCGACGGCCAATATGTGCGACTGGTCGGCGATCGGCTGATTGTGACCCGCACCTGGCCGGGTGCCGGCGATGCCGTGGCCGACCAGCTGACCGCCGAGGTCGAGGCAGAACAGGCCAGCAAGCGGGCCGCCAGCAGTGACCAGCTCAAACAGCAGGCCCGCGAGCTGGTGCACTCCGGCGGCAGCGTGACCGAGTGGCTGGCTGCCATGCCGCTGGCCAAGGCCGAAGAGGCGATCGCCATCTTCACCCGCCTGCTGGATGACGAAGAGGACCGGGCCAGTTACCAGCCCACCGAACAGGAGCAGGCCCGCGTCGCGAGCATGCAAGCCGACAACGACCGCCATCAGGCGGAGATTGCCAAGGCGCGGGCGCGCCTGGGCGTGGAGTGAGGGGATATATGCACCACGAACTGAAAATTCTGCCGGCCTACTTCCAGCCGGTACTGGACGGCGCCAAGCCGTTCGAGATCCGCGACAACTCAGACCGCAACTTTCAAGAGGGTGACACCGTCACCCTCAAGGAATGGAACGGAAAACGCTATACCGGCCGCGCAGCAAAATTACAGATCACCTTCGTCACCGACTACGCCCAGCAGCCAGGGTTTGTGGTATTCGGGATGAAGGCTGTCGAAGATAACGCTGGCCGCCCTTCAAAGGAGGAGCTTGAGCTGCTGGCTGCGGCACTGACTGCGCAGGCTCGAGAGCTCAGAGACTGCGGGCCGGTAGAGTGGTCATCGTTCAGCGACATGGTCGAGGGCGCGCTCAACAATATCCGGGTCGATGTGGGGGTGCTGCGTGACTGACATCATCAACCGCAGCGACGTCGAACGCCTGATACCACTCTGCCAGCAGCTTTGGCCAACCATCAAGCAGCACCCGCCGGGATCGGCGGG